GTTTACTATCGCACATGATACCAAAGTAGCTTCAACTTCTGACCTTGAGGGGACTAGAAACAAGCTAATTAAAGATATCGACGATAATCTAGTTAAACATGCCTTTAAACACAATTACTATATTACCCAGGAAGATGCAGAACATCTGCAATCTTGCTTCCCATCAATGTACGTCTATCAAGATCCAGACGCTACAGAGCTTAAGCACTGTTCACATCCCGTGCTTGCTGTGCTCAACGACTATGCAAATGCGCACGCTAAAAGAATTTCTCGAACAATACCCAAAGGAAACACAATCTCGATTGGGGATAGTGTCGGCCGAAAAATTGGATGTGCACATAATTGCTTGCTCGTTAAAGACAAACGCTGTGCAACACGAGTTCTCGCTAATACTCAGCGACACTCTATTGAAAACAACGCTTACCGTTCTCATGCAATCAATGGAGGCAAATCCATTTTATGCGTTGACGGAACTCAAGAGTGCGATTATCCCGCCACTCATTGTTTTGCGGTCCATTCTATGTATGACGTCAAACAGTCAGACTTGCCAACGATATTTCTGCGACATGGCCTTGAAGAAATGTACGTATACCTGTATATCCCGCTTGCTTTCCATGAACGAAGACTTGCCACGTTGGACGAGAAGTTCTTTAACCTTCACCAGGATGTTAAACGAACTATATTTACTCTCAAAGATGGTTCAACACCATATGTCCATGATACCGATACCTGGAACGATTGGCTCAACATCACATGCATTGAATTTGGTACCCAGTGCCTCACAAAAGAACTTTATGCCGTCCATGGGCCCTTACATATCTTCAAATTATCGCGAATCAATAACTTCAAGGGCCCCTATTACATGTCAAGAGCTTTGTCAGCCTTTTCCCGTGATGTCTGTCTTGTACCATCCGCTCTTGACGCTGTTGCAAAACATTTCGCAGCCGAACAAGGCGAACTTAAACATCATGTCGTGCCCGTCCACGTTGTCAACACTCTCGTTGCATATGCATCTCGCCAAGACGACGCTTCCTACCAATATAAGGAATTGGCCACTGTCGCATCGGGCATGCTGCGGACACTTAAAATTGGCTCAATTGTTTACGCCAACAAGTGGGACGTCGATTCATCTTCTTTTAACGATGTCGTCGTCAGCGTGTTTATTATCGGTGCGATTAAACGATTGGAACGCACTCAAACAATTTCAGAAATATTTGGACACATTAAAAAATACTCGAATAATGAAGGAATCTCTTATGGTGTTCGAAGTATTTTTTACAAGATACAGAATTGGCTGGCCGAATGTGGAAAAGATACCAAACTTGACTCTTCACAGCATAACGACCGTGAGACCAGACTATGGAGGTACGATATCGTACATCTCAAAGACAAGCCTTACACGAAACATTGTGTGCTTAAATCAAAACACTTATTACATCTTCCAAAGATCTTTAGAGATGAATTATTTGATCCATCTGAGTGCAGCGAACCTTTGGCAACCGAAGTTCAAGAATTATGCAACCTTCGATCAGGGGCACCAGATAGGCAATCTCTTCGGAGAACTTCTAACACCTCATCAACTTCCTCTTCATTATTGGACGAGCAAATTGATGCGAAAAATGATTCGACCGCTAATGAACCAATACGGCCTGAGTATATATCAACCCGAATATATAGAGGAACCGCTGATGAACTCCAATCAAGCGATAATTTACGTCCAAATAATGATCGCGCACCTACAAATTTTGCCCATTTGCGGGAGCATCGCATTTTGGCAGAACTTCAACATTCTGAACGACATATGTTTTTACATGAAAATGACCCCGCACCAGTACCTGACGGCGGTCGCTATGCAGACTCGCAAAATCTTGAAGGACCCAAGAATGTATCCAAAGATAACGCTGAACAATGTGATCGACGGGATGATAGAAGACCTGAATCATCATGTGATGCCAGCCCACGAGATCCCAGCAATGACAGCAACACAACAGCTTCGCATGCTGGAGGCACCGCTCCTGATATTGGACTTTTAATCAATGATGACATTGAAGAAATTGATTTGACTACCCCTAAATTGCATAAACAATACCTCAACTATCTTAATTCCTTCCCCCCATCGCTTAAATTTATTGAAGGTATGTGTCTCCTTCAATCTTCTTATGAATCGATCAAAAGTCTGCTGAAAACACCAATGAATGTACAGCAATTCATTCTGACTTTACACGAAGCCTCCTATCACCACGTCATGAAGAAACAAAATAACAATAACAATTGTTCCTGTAGTCTTAGGACGATTTATTCTTATTTTAATCGTGGTGAATGGCAAAATTCCACTTGCTCGTGTTTACCTGCCATCATTGCCTCCGGATTCAATCTTAGTATAACTATTGAAGACGGCGACTCACAACACATTTACAATAAGAATGGCAAATACCCAATTCATCTGAGACTTAAATATCATCATTTCGTCGTTGAAGGCGGCGCCCCCTCCATCATTAAGTTTCAGTCCCTTTGCGAACACTTGCGCAACCTCTCCGTTCTTGACAATGGTACATCACTTTTTGAAGTTAGCGCTGCTCCCGGAATTCTAGCCCAAATTGTTGCACCTTATGTCCATGAATTCACTTTTGGGCATTATGTTAATGGGCTTCCTCTTTCTAAAAACTTGGAGGTTATTGATGACAAACATGTTCGAATTGGCGAAGTTTGCGCTCATTACGTTCCTTATTCTACATCAGACTATTTAACCAAACATAAGGGACAGTATGATTTAGTCATTAGCGACACTGCCGCACCGTGTTACACTGAGACCTTGCTTAACAAAATTTTGCCATTCATTAATCGTAATGTTAAATTAGGCGGTAACTTAGTTGTTAAAGCCTACCAAAATATGAAGGTTATCACTGACATGGCTGCCTATTATGATTTTTTTGATTGTTGGAAAAGTCCAACATGTGAAGAGGGTCATGAGGAACGCTATTATATTTTGCGCGGCCGTCGTGATAAGATACTCCATGACAGGGCCATAACATTCGGAAAGTTCATGCAAAAAGAAACTGCTACTTTAATCAGATACGAACACGCTAAATGCGTGGAATTTCACGATTCATTTTGGTCAAATATGGAAGATTTCGACATTGAGAAACCTGTGATGAAGAAGATGACCACAAGATTATTTCAAATTTCATGTATCACAGGGTATGCTTCCGCTAGTAAGACATTCGATGCTATGACAAAATATAAACAAGACAATCCGTTGGTTATCACACCAACGCGACAATTGATGAAAGAAATCAGGGAAAAGTACAGAGTTCAAGCGTATACTCAACATATAGCGTTTAAATACGTTCTAAATGCCAAGATTATTTTAATTGACGAGATCAGTCTTTTCCCCGTTGAATACCTTATGATGATACATAATGTCAACCCTGCAGCCAAGATTGTCGTTATGGGTGACGTCTATCAGATACCTTACATAGACTTCAATAGCGGCAAAACGTGGAGCCATATAACATCTATTGGTGTTGAAAATAACTCAAACGTTGTCTATAAGATCCCTAAAGACATTTGTGCAATATTGAATAAAGCTTATGGTTTTAATATTATAACTAAATCTGAAGTCAGCACTTCTATTTATAAAGCTCATATTGACAAACTTAAGAATTTCCCAGTAATCGTTTTTAACAACGATAGTGCTGCCAATCTGCGCAATTTAGGTTATAACGCCAATACAATCACTTGCTATCAAGGAAGTCGTGAAGACACTGTTGTCTTTTATGTCGATGGTGCTTCCATAGGCTCTCAACTCACTCAAAGAACCGAGTGGGTGTATACGGCTTTAACACGAGCTAGAAATACTTTAGTCCTCAGTGGGGACACTGAATACATTAGTAAACATTTTCAAATTGACGGCACTATGATTAAAACCTATGAGGTTTTCAGCAATGCATCGGTCGTTACAGATGTTATCGCCAAGAAAGTCACTGAAATGGAAACAGAAGATCGAAATCCAAAATTTATCGCTCGTGCTCTTGAGGCTACTCGCACTGACAAACCATCTAAGAATGCCGTTTTGGACATACTTCATGGTGCTTACAATTCAGGGCAAACAGAGAACAATGGAGTGCAACATCCTCTTCCAGAAATTGAACAAGGTGTTCTTTCTATTTTGCCTGAACATGTCCAATCTGTTGCACAGAATATAAACGGTTTCGTCATGGATGAAAGACCCGTAAATGTTGTTCAACAATCATCTAAAGATCAATATTTTACAGTACGCACTGCTATAGGTAGATACGCACGAAAAACTAATAAATTGAGTGCAAAACAGAGCAACATTCAATTGTACCAACTACTGTCCGGGCTGTGTTATGCTATATATGGTGACAAGAATAAAGTCCAACAATTAAGAAAAGATATGTATATCGGCCCTGAAGAATTGCGTAACTCTTATAGAGATTACATCGTGTCCCTTCAAGAAAAAATAAATGCTAATTCTTCCATTGTTGATCAAATCAGCAAAGAAATGAATTTTTATGACGAATATTTAGATTTTATCGCAAAACAACAACTTAAATTTAATCCAAAAGATGACTTCTCAGACACCGATAAGTACGGGCAAGGTGTTGCAGCCATGAGCAAAAGAATTAACTTGATATTATGCGCCTGGGCCCGCGCCATGCACATACGATTTGCTCGCCTACTTCGCGATAATAAATCCAAAACCCATATATTCACATTTGGCAGCGATGAAGAAACTCGCGACGTTTTCACAGCATTGTTATCCAGCACTGCAGGCAAAGGGTTTTCTTTTTTTGATAATGACTATGGAGAGTGGGACATTTGTTTTATCAAGGCGATGCAGCTCTTATCACATTGGATGATGGACTCAGCAGGTGTGCCCAAATTCATCAATGATTATTTCCTGGCCTATAGGAGTCATTGGAAAATGTTCGTTATGTCAAGTAAAATTTCCTTGCAAGGTGAGCTTAAGCAATTTTCAGGCAATCCGCTTACTATCCTTGAAAACACGTGGGCTAACATTGCACTCACCAATTTCGTCTTCAAGTTTAAAGATCATCAATTTGGTGGCTATAAGGGCGACGATTCAAGCAATTGTTGCACCAGTAGTGAAATGACCGCTGAAGGTAAAAAATTTCTCTCTATGAGTAAACATAAACTTAAATGCTCCAACTCTAAGGTCGGTGAGTTTGCTAGCTTCATTTTAACCGATGCATATGCCGGTCCTGATTTATACCGTAGAACGGCTAAATTTGTTGGTAATATGTATCGTAACCAAAAACATTTTGATGAAGCTAAAATTGCTCTCAAATCCACCACAGACTTAATAGCTAATGAAACTGAATTGAACAATCTAGCTCTGGCAACTTCTATACATTATGGCAACAGGATAAATCCAGAAGAAGTTAAAATCTTATTTTCTTTCCTTAAAAATACGGTTCCTAAAATGACGTTTGAGGAACTTAAATATGTCCAAAGAAAACCTGTGGTTTTGGATAGCGACACCTCTACTTTTGTCGCTTAATTACTTTGATTTTAACATATGCTATTATTTCGTATTTGTTTACTTTATTTAATTTATTATATTATTATTGTTTCTCTATTATAATATGGCTTCTTTAATTACTGATTCTAACGCCAATGAAAATAATGCCGTTGCTCGTATCGGCAATGTCATCGTTGCTGCCCAAACTCAAGCCGGCTCTGATTACGTCAAGAAGGTCACTCATCCACCTACGGTGTTGCCTTCTGGTTATTCAGGTCGCCCTGACGCATCTCAGCCGAATTTTGTGCCACTTGAGACTAAAGCTGAGTTTAATGTGCCTTTGACTGCATTGATTCCGGCGTCGGCCACCACTGTTAACCCTATGACGTTTGACAAAATTTTATTCGTTCAAACTGGTGGCGGCTTCAATCACACATATGTTTTCTACTACTATGCTGGCGGTTGGGTTCAAATGGCCAATCAAGCGGCCGTGGCCGGAACTTTTCCTGCCATATCTGGTAATGTTGTCGCCGTCCCTAATGTTGGCTACAATTTTAATAATTTCAAAGCGGATGTCGATGTGTTCAGAACTGGATACAAAAGCACCACCTTTTATCTTAATGCCACAGATTTCAGCAACCAGGGAACCCGAACTACTGCAAAATTTAAGCCGAACATTAAAAGAACACGTTTTGCTGACCTTCTCTCTACTATGAATGAAAGTGATCAAAAGAAAGCGATCAAAGTGCTGAACACTTGCCTCTTAAATAAAACACCTGTTGACCGTTTCGAAATGCTTTCACTTAAAGATAGCAGTTATGATTTTGAAGTTCAAATCTGGGATCATAACGCACCCAACGCTACTACCCAGTTATTAGGTTTTACGTCCAGCACCTTTCAGATAAGTAATGTGCTGCCAAATACACCTGCTGACGTTCTTGTCAGCAGTCCAAAAGCCACTACATCTATGGCTCGTGACGGCGATTTTGTTGTACAGCAACCTGTTGATACCGTTGTTCTTTGGAATGCCGCTAGTGATGCCAGTGACTCGTTCACCCAAGTGTCACCCACTGGTTGTGTTTTGTCTTTTATACGCTGTGCTAGCACCGTTGGAACCACTCTTGTGCCCTTATGGGGCGCTAATAATAATACCTTTCCAACTGCCGTCGGCACTAATTCTGACACACCTTGGCAAAATTTTGACTGGTCTTATACTATGTTTGACGGCCTCTCGATTAGTGCCGCTGCTGTCACAACTCCTTACATTACAGTTAAAGGATTCACAGGTTGGGAATGCTCACCATCCCCTTTTGGATCACTTCAACCCTTCCAAAAGATGCTCCCTTTACCTGATCCAGAAGCGCTGCAAATGACTGCTGGCATTTTTCATGCTAGACCTGATTCTTTACCAGCATCAGCCAATGATTGGGGCACATTAGGTAAAGTCGTGACTGCTGCGCTCCCTGCTGTTGCCAATTGGTTGACTGGCCTCTTTGGAAAGGCTGGCGCCAAGAAGGCCAACACTGCCGCACAGAAGGCAGTGAGAGGCGATGAAAAACGAGTCGCTAAACTGGAAAAGAAAGTGCTTACGCAAGAAAAGCGTATACAACAAGGCGAACAAGCCTTAATGCGTCGTTTCAAAAATAATAACGCAGCTACTGCATCGGCAACACAACCGAAAACTATGGTTCGTAAGACGGTTCAACAACCTAAAAAGAACAAACCTAGTCCACTGGTTATGCAGGCCAGACTTTCTCGGCGTAATCGTAATTAAGCCATAAATTGAAGAGGCATGCACCCGGCCCCTCTTTTATATATATATTATAATTAATTAATTTTAGTTAGAAAACCACTATAAGTGGCGTGAAGGAAAACACGTAAGATCTTAGAAGGACGCCCAATGAGGCAAACCGTAAAGTTAAAATTCTTTACTATTATTCATTTATTAATTTCTTATTTTACTCATTGACAGTTTCCGG